CTTTTTGTACTTCTGGATCTTTCCCTTACCTTCACAAATATCACAATGATAACCAACAGTCTTCATTACCCTGCGCGTAGATTTACGAACGGTGTTAGCAAACTGTGAGGCACTCATACGAGGCGGATAAAGGGGCTTACCATTGGCACCTAAACCAATGTTAAAGGTACGCTTGTGGTATTCTTTATCCACAATGTAACGGCTATACACAACTTTAGTCATGTCTATGCCTGAGTTTAAATTGATAGGAGTGTCACCCATCGTTGAAGTCACAATGTCATTCAGTGTCTTTTCTATTTTAATCTTCTCTGCGTAGAAATCACTCTCTACCTTATCAAGAGCATCCATATCTATTGCGATACCATTGCGCTCTATTTCACAGAGAAACATCATCATTTCATTCATCAATGTGAATACGGGTGTGAGCCCTTTGTTTGATTCCTTTAATAGATCTTTTTGCTGATCTAAATAGATCTCAGCACAAGACAGAACGTCAGCCTCTGCGTACTCAATCACGGTGGCTAAGGGCATAGCCTCAAACCCTGTTCCGCTTTTGAATAAATCATCTACTAATTCAGATTTCTTACGAGTTACATCTCGTCGTTCCGCCGTAGCTTTGAGAGACTTAGATAATGGTTGAGCCCGTGCGAAGATATACTCACCAATCAAAGTGCAGTACATTTCTGGTGGGATAGGTAGCCCAGCTTCCATACAATATAACAAATCGAATTTTGCATTGTGGGCCACGCCAATGGTGGCTGACTTCAGTGCCTGAATAAAATCATCTGGTGAATCAGATTTTTCGATTTCGTTATGATGGAACACTCTACTGTGAACATCCCCAATTACCCCATCCTCAATAATAAGCCAGTGAGCACTCACCATCCTATTCTTTGGATGAAACGGGCTATTATCAATTGACCCTGTATCCCGCTGAACGGTTGTTTCTAAATCAAATACTACTACTCTCATACAACTCCCCATTTCCTTTCTGCTAAAAAATGCCACAAATCTTGTATCGGATTCATTTCCGTGTGGCTCATAAACAACCGCTCACCATAACCGAAGTCATGCTTTCCAGCGGATGCTTTAAACTCTTTTCGAGTGACCCAGCCGTTAATCGACATCACATCATCATCATCTGTACGGCCAACCAAGATGGCGATTTCAGCCCGAAACTTTTGCATACTATCAAAGATCAACGGGCCTTGTTCTTCGTTTGTGAATTTTACATCGACAGGAGTATCGTCCATCCAGAGATCCACACCGCCATCAGACAGCACGTTTATTACTGGTGGTTCGACATTAAACAGTCTGGCTACGGCAAACTCAGCTTTGTAGCCGAATGCATTAGCCTCTTCTCTGGACTGTCTCTCATTCTCAAGTCGAGGGTTAAAGCCTTGTAACTTACAAAGAGCTACAGTATCCGCCCCCATAATTTCTGATGTATGGCTATCTTGCCTAGTGAGTTTAAACTTCACTTGCTTGCTCCCCCACATATTCGTGTGAGTAAGAGAAGACACTTCTAGGCATCCAATCTAAATTTTTGTTTTTACCAGCGGCGCAACGCACCTTCATATTTTTGGAAGTGGCTCTCCATTTGCTGGATCTGTTTCGGTACTCTCCCATCCTTGGGTGGGTAGTTTTACTATAGTACCTCTTACCTTCTTTAAGATGTATCTCACCAATGGCGTCACTCATACGAACACCAATACCCAAGCCTTGGTAGTCGGGTAGTACAACCGTTCTATGGCCTCTGAATGCGTTCTTTAATGTCCCGCTGGGCATAGCTAACACTGAGGTAAATCCAACGACATCTGATCCCCAGAGACATACCCAGTGTCTAGCACTTTTATTGAGGTTTCCTGAGAGATAGTGATGGTCGCGGAAGATTGCCCACGACTCTGCCCTGCAAGGTAGGAGCTCCAATTCAATGTTGGGACGCCGAAGATACCCCCTCGGGAGAAAATCCCTTGTCAAAGTATCATATACCCAATCAGGCTCTAGCCATTCGATAATGTCATAATGACAAGAAGCGAATACAACTGAGTGCATATCGCTATTTTTAATGTATCTGCTTAACGCGGCCGAACAAGACTTAGCGACTGATCGATCAACAACGCTGGTGAATTCATCTACCACTGCGCCATTGCTTAATTGTCTAGCTAAGTTAGCTCGGTACTTCTCACCTGTTGAAAGTATTTCGTATGGCCTGAACCATGCTGGTACGCTATTTAATCCTACGGCACTTAGTTTATTCTGCGCCTCTTCCGCCCCGCTAAAATGCGAAACAATGGCTTTATTGTCCTGCCATTCAGGGTGCTCTTCATTACCAAATAGTTTAAGCATAGTGGACTTGCCACTACCTGATGGGCCAACAATTAAACCTATACCAAAATCCGTAGGTAAAGTTTCTAGGGTAGGTACGGTACATTCTGAGATACCAGTGAAATCATAATCAAAGTTAGTTGATACTTTTTCAGTTATCTCGTCTTGTTGGATGTTCTCATATTTTAATATCTTATCCATGCTTTACTCCACATACCTGCTAATAGCGGGCTGTAGGTTGCATATGACTGTGCCGTGCCACCCCGATAATTTGTTCTTGGATACGGTTAGATAACGAGTGTTATCAGGATCAGTATCATCAACGTCACCAGCTTCATGTTTGCCAATGCCAATACACAGATCTAGTTCCGCCATCTTACCAATCTTAGATCCTTCCATATCGAAGCCCGATAAACGAGTACGGCCCCGAGCTTCATTGGATGCTTGAGATACGGTTATGACTGCACATTGCTGACGCTTGGCTAACTCACGCAAAGATCTGTATAGTTCTCTGAGGCGTTCGTGGGATGCTGAGAAGGTGCCATTGATATGAACCTTGTCTCCTTGATCGATCACTACTACGTCTGCGGCCATGTGCTCAATGTATGATTCAATCTTCTGTAGATCCCACTCTTGGATGTCTTTCATTTCAAGACGATCTTGGATTGCCGTAAATCTATTGGTTGCAGAGCGAGGGTCAGTTACAATCTCTTCACGGGTCATGCCGCTCCAAGCTTGCATAGCTCTAAGCATTGTGCGCTTAGTCTCTTCCTCGTTACCTAAATACAAAACCTTTGCACCCTGTTCACAAAAACCACCGGGGCCGCAAACAATTGAGATTGCAAAGGCTGATTTACCTGTCTCTGGCAATGCAAAGATTGTCCCGAATTCTGCGGGCCCAATGCCATAAACGTGTCTTGCAAGAGTGTTTATATTAAATTTCCAACGAGCATCATCAGATGTCATTCGGAGTAATTCTTCAATGTCTTTAGTTGTAGCATCACCAAAGTCACTTGGCATTACACCTTCACGCACATTCTCAAGTAATGAGGTAAGGCGAGACATTGCATCTGGTACGCCTTCAGTGAGCTCAATGCCCATGTTGGCAATCTTATGACCAACGTGACGCTTCCATAATTCTTTAAGATAATCTGAGGCTATGCCATTCGATAACGGCTCCTCTCTTTCTATGCCCTGTAGTAGATCAGAAATAATATCTTTCTCGGATCTTGTTGCTACGGGGTTATTCTTCAGCCAAATGGCTTGAACATCGTTTATCTTTAAATCGTGTTCGTATTTTTCATGCCCCTCAGAAATGCTTTGAAACACCTCTTTTAACTCTTCCTCAAAGAGTTTCGGACTGAGACTACTCTTATTTTCTATGTAAAATTCACGAGACAAAAGTCCCCTAAGTATCTGTAATTCCATGTTTTTATTTGCCTGTTATGCTCTTATTAGTGTCATGTAACGACACCAATTATAGCCCTAGTACCCCCTACTAGCAACAGAAAAATTCACAAAAAAAACCCCGCTCAGTGGCGGGGCCTTGATACATAAGGGTTTTAGCCCTTAATTTTTTTTTAACTTAATCTAAGTTTCATATTTTTAATGTCAGGCGTTGAATCGCCTCTTCGCTCTCGGAGATCCACTTCGTGGTAAACAACCCGTGGGTTGCCTCTACAAAGTTGGTCGATGGCTTCTTGTAATTTTCTCTGCTCTTCAGCCGCCTCAATGAACCCTTTCGGGCAATCGTAGTCAATAACTACCAATCCTCTACATTTCATTTTAAATCATCCTTTTAATACGGTTACACTAATAATACATAGAACCGAATTGGAGGAGCTTGATGTGGGTCACTCCAGCTAGATGCCTTTCTTCCGTGGCAAGACCCGTCTTTATTTTCTCTATTTTTAACCATCTACTAATTTAATTATCCCTGAATTATCATACCATTTTAAATCATTGGTAAGAAATTTGACCGTACAGTCAGCCACCCCTTGTAGCTGTCTTAGTAACACTATTGACTTACGAGAGGCATCTTTGTCAAGGCAAATAATTAATTTAGTAAAGGCCTTCAACTGGTTACGTTGTAATGGGGATATGTTTGTACCAAGTAAGGCCACTCCTGTGTACTTGCCAGTGGCATAGACTGCACAAGCACTAGCGGCGTCTTCTACTACGAGTGCTGTATCTTGGCTACCTACGCTTAAAATACCCTGTGTGTCGCCGTATGAGAGCCATTTAGGCTTAATACCTGTTCGTAAGGCTCGTCCAACTGCACCAGTATTCTCATTCATCCAAAATAAGGTGCGGTCTTTAGCTGGGTCATAGGTAATTTTAATTGCACCATCATCATACGCTTTACGACAATTATTATCATCAACGTATTTAATAACGTGTTCGTGATGATCTATAGCTGAGTTTACTTCAGGTACGGGATATGCACGTTTGTATATACCTGTTGAAGTATCACCATTAAATTTACGTTTGATTGCATCCAATCCATATCCAACACGTTTACCACCTGATGCTGAACAGGATGCTTTATAACAATTCCAGATCAGAGATCCATTACGCTTAGATATTGTAAGAGTATATTTTCCACCACAGAACGGACAATTAATTCGTTTAGTATCATCATCTTTAACACTAACTTGACTAATTACTTCATATTGTTCTTTTCGTGAATACATATCCCTTAACCTAAAATCTATAGCTCGGCCCCCCAGAGCGGCCTCGCTGTTATACACCCCTAAACACCATCCGTCAACATTTATTGTGACACTAGTTATGGGCTTTACCACCCCCGATTATACTTAACCAGTTGATTTAATTGGTAAAACCCATAACCTGAAGGTCGTAGGTTCAAATCCTACTCCCGCAACCAACTTCTTGATTTCATTACACATTAATAAAAAAGTGTAGTGGAGTTGAAGAACATGTAAGTTTTGACACTGTGACACTATCAATTAACACACATTCGGATTACATCATCCTTTAGTACATC